ACCGATTGCAGAGGGGGATTCAGCACGTCGACGCTAAGGATGTTCTCATACGAAGAGGGTTTGCCGTTCCCGAGGGGGAGCCACAAACCGTTATAGAGAAACCGTAGAAAGTTGATGCTCTGCCAACCGGAGGGCAAATCGACGAAGGGCTCGCCGGCAGTCGTGCTCTTGGTTGTGTCGGTGAACTGAGACGAATAAAAGAGCGTGCGCGAATAATGCAGCACGCGGTCTTTTACAAATTGATGAACAACGGAGGAATCGCTGAGCGGTGAAGTGTCGAGATCGTCACGGTTGAGCTGATCAACTATCCGCTGGCGGAGTTGCAGGTACGTTAGATCCGTAACATCCGACATTCATAACTCCGCTCTTTATCGGGGATGGGGATGACTTGATTTTTCGCCCTTGAGTTGGCGCTGTTCTGATAAACCAATCGCGATAGCCTGTTTCCTCGAAGTGACGGTTGGGCCGGATTTAGAACCTGAATGTAGTTTCCGGTCCCTGAACTCCTTCATCACCCCTTGCATGTCTTTCGGCATATAAAGAAAACGCCCGCGCAGGTCGGAGGAGGGCCCGCGCGAGCGCACCGCGGCTAGTTACTTAACCTTTGTTGGCGCCGGCCTGATCGACATCCGCGCCGTAGCCGACTTCCATCGTGCCACCTTCGCTCATGTCGCGGCTTTGCCCGCCAGTCGTCATCTCACTAGCGATAGTGAAACCGTTGGCGTCTTTGTCTCTCTGGCTCATATCGTCGCCAGAAGCTTTGTCTTTTGCCATAGGATTAATACTCCTCTTCCGGGGATTCGCCTCTAACGCATCCCTCGCTTATTCGGAACTCTCGCGATGCCTTCTCTCTCGCATCCTCGCGTTTTGCCGCATCCGCTTGCGCCTTCGCCACTTCGTCGTAATACGACTTCATGTAATCAGGCATGGGCGGTTGCGGCTCGGGCGGTGCTACGAGATCGTCGAGATCGCTTTCGTCCGTGTATCTTCGAACGTCCATTCGACCGGTCCTTTTTACAGAACGGTTGCAGAACCGATGTTGTGGTAACGAATGCTGCCCCTGATCGAGACGCTGGTTGCGCCAGTCGCCGGAGCGGTGTTGCACTTCAAAATGAAGTCCTTGTCCGCCGTGTACTTGACCGGCAAGGAAGCAGCGACGAAACCGGTGCAGCCCGGAATCAAGAGCGCTGGGGCCTGACCGAGAGTGCTCGCGGAGACGAACTTCGCGGCCGTATCGGTATCACCGAGATCGGCTTTCCAAGTCGGGGTACCGTTGGTGTCCAGGTCGGGAAGATCGATGTAGAAGCCATCGAGAATCAAGCCGGAACCGGCTTTCATTGCGACAAGCTTCACGGTGTCGTTGATTACGAACGCGACCGAGACGGTGAACAGAAAATCGCGAACCATCTCAATTCCAGCAAACGGGCTGGCTGTGAACGGCTGCGCGTAGTTATCGGCTTTATAAGCAGTTGCCATGTTTCAGTTACTCCTTAATCTCTGCCGGCTTAGGCAGCCCAAGACGAAACAACAATCGTTGCGTAATCCTGGCTGATGAAACGGGTTTTCTTGATTCCGTAAACCATGCCCGCGGTGACACGAAGTTGGTTCCCCGCGTCGAGTAACTCTTCATACCATTTGACCTTGAGGGCTTTTCCGCCGACATTTTCCGCACCGCCGAAAGCAACAGCCGCGGCTTGTGCGCCGACGAAAACCGCACGCGCAACGCTGGTCGTGCCGGTTGCCGCTGCGCCGAGGGAGGTCGGGGCCGCAACGGTCGTTTGCTGAACCGGGTCATAGATCAGGTTTTGGCTGTTGTCTCCGTAAGGAACGTGGGCGTCCTGGTGCATGATGACGTTATCGACCATTCCGATAGCGCCCGAGAAAATCGGGTTTCCGGTGATCTGTCCGCCAGTCATCGCGGCCTTTTGAATGTCGAACCAGCTACCTGCCGAAGTGCTCTGCTTGAGCGCCTTCACCTGCAACGGGTGCAAGAACAAAACGCCGTCGACCTGCACGCCCTTCAGCACAACAGGCTTGATTGGGAAAGTGAGCGTGCCCTGAGCCTTTGCTACAAGCGCGGGGATAAGCGAGATGTCGAACACGTTCGAAGAGGTCAAAGCCGCTTCGTTGGCAACGCTACCGGCAAACATCCAGTGAGATGAATCCGGAGCAATCGCCGCGTTTAGGCCAGTATAGGACACGTCTGTTTGCGCAGTGTTTCCGGCTAGTTGGTTGAGGAGACCAACGTCGATCGTCTCTTTCCACCAATTTGCCAAAGTCACTTTTGCACTGTCGCGCATCGAGTAAGGAACGCGCTGTTGCGACATGCGGCCTTTGAGCAGTTCGGCCTGACGCTGTTGGTTGATGACGAAAGAGTCCTGAAGCGCGGACCAACCGACTTCGTGACCGGCAATCGGGTTATCACCCAAAACGCCGGGACCGGTGATATTCGGAACGAGATCGTACTTAACGGTATCGCCCGGACCTTTGGAGGTCTCATCGAAAAGCTGAACGAAGTTTTGTTCCGAGTCGGCGGAGAGCCCCAAAGCCATCAACTTTGCGGCGGTCGTCGATCGGATCGCGTGAGAGAAAAGACGTTTGGAATAAATTACGACGGCTGTTGCGTCGTTCGCTGGAACTAGAATTTCTGCCATTTCGTGACTCCTGTGCTCGTTTGAGCAGGTTGTTTTTTTGGCTTTGCTGTTGAGGTACAGCAGCCGAAAACGACCACCCGGCAGCTTCCGGGTCAGGAACCACTCTCGGTAGGTTCGGCACCTGGACTAGATTTTGAATCGCTCTCCAGCTCGAGCGCGGGATCGGTTTAGCGCCTCCAGCTCGGCGTGTGGAGTTTCCGAGACCCCACAAGAAACGTGACATTGTTATAAACCGTATAACGTAAAGCGTCAAGCGGCTTGTGTGTAAATTTCCTACAGGCAACAAAAAAGCCGCCCATTTCTGAGCGGCTTTAATGCGACCTGCGGCGACTGTACAGATTGCCCTATGTCTTGGCGGGCCGCTTGGCAGGGACGTTTAGCTCTCTCATCTCAACAATCGACTTGCGCGGAATAGTCAACTGACAAATAAAGAAGCCATCATCGCTGACGCTGCTCGTTACCGTCACGAGATTTTTGTCTTGATGGAGACAGAGCCCTACTGTCTCGCAGATACAGATGGTTTTATTAGTGCTGTCCCTCCAGCCCTCAGACCGAGCCGAGTCTTCCCACTTGATATAAACGAGCGGCAACTGATGAGATGTCCAGAGGCTCATTTACTTTTTCGGTTCGGCTGGCTTCTTCAGCGTCGTAGACTCATCTTCCTGTTACCTCTCTCGCCACCTCTCCCATCACCCCCGTACCTGGAAACAAATCAACAACCTCATCTCCCTGCTGCACATTAAGTAGCTCCAATATCCACTTACAGACTCTCTGAGGCTTAGCCCCAGTAAGGCCCTTTCGCAGCGTAATAGGCTCCACAATGAAATCCTTCGGAGTGAGTTGCTTACCACCTCGTTCTGGTGCTGGTGGTTTGCTATTCCTGCCTCCTCGGAAGATTACCGGCTCCCAGGCATAACAGGGACGAACACCTTTTTTGAAAGCACAAAAAGACTTAGCCCAAGCTCCAATCCGTATATCACTAGGACATAATGGAAGGATGTGAGGTAGCGATGGTGAGGATGCACTCATCGCCCAGCCATCAGGGAACTCTGTAGTTAATTGCTCAATCAATTCTTTATGCCTGTCGATCCTATCCCAATCTGCTGCTTGTGGATGATGCTTTGCGTAGAGCTTTCGGCCTTGCTTGAAATATGGTGGATCAGCGTAAGCTACCTTCATCTCACAACCTCACTCTCCCCAACACCGCCTCAGCAAGAGCCTCTATCTCTCCCCGCGTAGACTTCCTTCGGATTCTACTTTTTCGGTTCGGCGGGCTTCTTCAATGCTTCGATCTGTGACTGTAAATCCGCAATGAGCGCCCTCGCGCGGGCGAGATCCTGCTCTGCCACGGTTCGGCTTTGCGCCATTTGGACGGCGTACTGGCCGGTGACAGCGAGATCAGACCGGCAAGATACCAGCGGGTCGGGAGTGGCCGGAGCTTCGGCGGCGAATCCGGTCGTTGACAGTAACGCTGCGCATATGGTAAAGACTACGACTTTGCTCCTCATTTCAATCCTCCAATCTGCTGAACCAATTTGGATCGTTCTTGTCTTTCTCGGCAATCAGCGCGTCCATTTCCGCATCTGGCATCTGAAGCAACTCAGCGCGGCTAGTCACTTTTTTGGGGCCGGGTGCCGTGTTGCCGTTCATGTTGGTGATAGTCTGCGCAAATGGCTTCTGGCGTGTGGCTTGCTCTTTGGCGGCTTGGACTTTCTCTTGAGCTGAAGGCGCCGCTTTCTCTGTGGCGGCTGCGGCCGGCTTCTCCGGTTCTGGTGCCCGGTATCCCATCTTGTCTGCAAGGTCGGACACGGTTTGGGCGATGTTCTTTCCTCTGCGCCGAGCCTGCTCAATGAGCTGCCTTCGTTCGGCATGGATAGCGATTTGAAACGCTATCTCCTTGGCTGCTTCGCGAATATCGCCCGAGTCTTCCGGGTCTCTGCCGGTTTCCCGCGCGTGCTGCGCAACGAGTTCGGGCTGCTTCTCAATCCAGTCATCCGCTCCTGCGTCCAAGAGCCCCATAACTTCAAGCTGCTGGCGCCGGGATTCGACGACGTAATTCATGCGCGCGTCGTAATCGGGGTGGGTTTGCTTAAACGCATTTTCCTGGCGGGTGATTTCGTCAAGCTGTTCGCGCTGCGCAAGGCGGGCGCGGGCTTCGGCTTCTGCTCGCTCGGCGCGTTCGGTTGCCTCTTGAGCTATTCGCTTGGCGTCTGCCGCGTCTGTTTGCGCCTGTTCGATTGGATCAAGATCGGTCGACGTTTCGGCGGCTGCTTTGGCGGCTGCTTCGGCTTGCTCTTTGGCCTCGCGCTCCTCGCGCTCTTTGGCCTCTCGCTTCAGCCGGCGAAATTCCTGCCAGCGCCGGTCATCTTCGACTTTTCTCTTTGCCGCGCGTTCCGCCTCTTTATCGGCTTCGGTCTTCTCGCTCGCTAAGCGCTCCGCTTCCGCGAGTTTATCGGCTTCGGCTTGTTTCTCCGCTTCGGCCTTTTCCTCTGCGGCTTTCTGTTCCGCTTCGGCCTTTTCCTGAGCAGCCTTTTCCTCTGCCGCTTTTTTGGCGGCTTCATCGTCGGTAACTTTTTCGTTACCTTCATCTGCCTCTGCTGCGGCTATAGCATTTGGGTCAAGCGACGTTTCGCCCTCTCCGACTTTCTGCTGCTCCATCAGCGTTTTAATATCCGCTTCGTCGGCTTCTAAGAGTTGATCGAGCGCTGTCTTATTCTCTTCGCCCATTCTTTCCTCCCTTTCGTTTTTGTTGCTCCATGACTAATCGGCGCAATTTGTCGCGCTCACGTTTTAGCGCTTGGTATTCCCCGTCACGCTCCATGCCGAGCAGGATCCAAGAGCGGAAAACCTTTTTTCGGCATTGGTCGCTGCAGGCTACACCGCGGCGGACGCTTCCGGTCGAACGCTGAAACAGCCTGTAGTAGTGGACATAGAATACCTCTTTGCACCACAGGCATTTGCACTTGACCTTGGGGTGATGGTCCTTCCGTATCATCTAAGCGTGGTCGCGCAGCTCTGGTTGCTTGGGTCTGACTGAGCGGTTCCGTTCATCGCGACATTGGCGCCGCAATAGGTTTTGTTTTTCTGCAAGCCGCCGATTACCAGGTTCGTCGCGTTCGTCGGGGCTGATCTAGCGATTGAGCGCGGCGGAGAGTACCCCTGCAGATTGATTTGAAATTCCGTTTCATTGTCTGAATTATCGCTCCAGCTTGCCTGAATCTGTGTCTGAGAGAGCGCCGACAGCGTGAACCCGCTCGGAGCTGCCGGAGGAGACGGAGGCGGAGGCAGAAACGAGATGCACGGAGTTTCTACGGCGTATGGGCTTGAGAGTATCGAGCCGTCAGCCAGCGCCTTAATCGCCTTGATCCTATAGGTGTACGTGTTCGTCGCTACTGGATCGCGCACAACCGTTGAATCAGTGTATGTCGTGAGATTGGCGGCGAGCGATGCTGCCACAGCAGAAAATACTCCACCGTTGAGGCTTCGCTCTAAGACAAAGCCCGTTTCATCACCGGAGTTATCTTTCCAAGTAGCCACCGCTTGCGTTGGGTGACTGACATCAGCCTGTACGCAGGTTTGTGCGTGCGTCAAGCCAACGGTCAGAAACAAAAGAGCGGCTGCGAGCAGTAATGATTTGATCATCTTTTTCTCCTTTAGCTTTTCGATTTTGATTTTGTCGTTGACGGTTTCTTTAGCGCGGGATCAAACGGCCCGCTGTTCGTAGCTTGGTGGAAAATATCGAGAGCGCCCTGTGCGGTTTCGATTCCCGCTCTCGTTGCGTCCCGGTCGCCTTGTTTCGCCTGGAGGTTCAGCTCGACCATTTTGACAAGCGCGTCCATGATCATGCGCTCCTTGTCGCGCTCGCTTTGGGACTCGAGACGTTTGGCCTTGGCGAGTTGCGCCATAGCTTCCGCATTGGACTTTTGCACCTTGGCTTGGCGCTCTTGCGGTGTGACCGGCGAGGATCTTCCGCCCTGTGGTACGCCCTGCGCCGCGGCTTGTTGCCTTGCCTGATACGCCGAGCGTATCGCTCCCTTGATCGCTTGTTTGAACCGGAACGGTAGCGGCATGTAATCCAAAAGCTCCGGCAAAAACATCTGCATCCTGATAAGAGTCGGGGCGATTTGCATGACGGCATCTTGGTACATCTTGCGCATGTTCGGATCGCGCTCAACGTCGTCCAGAGACATCATGTATTCGCGTTGGAACGGGTCGCGTGCGAGCTTCACAATCGAAGCGTCCGCGTGCCCGCCGACTGCAATCAGCCGGTCATCGGCCAGCGATTCGAGTTGATCGAGCACGATCATGCCTTCGTCCTGGCGAAAGCGTGCGAGCGCATCGAATTCTTTGGAGAGTAGAATCAGAGACGATTTGCCTTTTTGCCTGAGCGTTGCGCCGGCTACGTTCTGATCGGGACCGCCGCCGAAATTCGACGGCGACATGCCGGTGATATTGTCCTGCATCTGTACGCAGAGCTGCATCATCGCAACTGAAGCTTGCGGCAGTTCGCCCATTGGCTTGGGAAGTATCTTCTTGCCGGAAATGGCGCCGGGTTTTGTCTCGTGCCAGCGTCCCGGCTTGCTGTAATTCTCGCGGAGATCGTCAACTTGCGGTTTTTCCAGCGAGCCCTTTTCAAACCAGCCGCCGCCGCCCTTCGCGGTGTGGCCCATAATCTCGATTATTTGATTAAAAAATTTATTAGAAAATCTGACCGGATCGACCAAAATTCTGAAATACCCGTACCAGACTTTATCTTCCGGATCGTAACTCCCGGTCATGCAGTTAAGGTGAAAGCGCTTGAGATCGATCGGGTCGCCCAACATCTCCGCGCGATTGAGAATGAACGCGCGCTTGTACTGGCGACTTGGCCGGCGAATGTAGTCGGTGATTTTCTTGTCGGTTAAGAGCGCCAAGCGCCTACGGTACTTGTTGAAGTCTGCTTCATTGAACCAGATGTCCTGATTCTCCAGCGGGTCAAAAAAGTAGTATCCGTCCTCGTCGTCGAACCATTCGAACTGCAGCAAGAGCCCTTTGTCGCGACGCGGGTCGACAAGATTCGAGCCTGAGACGGGTGTCGTTTTTACTTCGGTGATTTCGTGGAAGACCGGGTGAGTGGCTTCCGGGCGGCTCATCGCAATCGGTTGACCGCGCATCGAATTGATCAACTGGCGGCACTTGGGAAAGCGGGCTTTAAGTTCATCGATGTCTACCCAACTCTCGCGTGCGCGCCAGCGTGAGCCCTCGAGATTCTGTCTGTCGGTAAGCGGGAACAGCGCTTCGGTAGGAGAAAACCGCTCCGTCATAGGGAGCCCGCGCGGGTCGCGGCCGTACTCGATCGCGTAGCTCATCCAGCCCATGCCGCCTATGGTCAGGTCTTCGAACGCAATCGAGCGCTCGTAATCCCCGCGGCCTTTGGCAATCGCCCAATCGTAGCAGCGCGACGTGAACTCCCCGAGCTGCTGCTGCACCTGATCGCTCTCATCGACCGGCGTGAATAGCAGCGCTTCTGGCGCGGTGCGCTCTATGCCGGTAATGAACCGGATAAACTTCTGTGCGCTATTGAACGCATTGTCGGGGCGACCTTCGATGCTGAGCTTTTTCTTGTCCTCTTCGGTGTAGTGCTTACCGTCGAAGAACCTGCGGCACTGCTCGTATTGTTTGCGGAATGCATCTACATGAGGTTGCGCGCTGTAAACCTGTTGCATGATCCAATCGAGTAAGAGATTGAACCCTGGAGTGATCGCGGGTGTGCCAACTTCGGGAAGACGCAGGGGATCATCGAGCATGAGGTCTGTATCAGTCAATTTAGCTCTCCATCTTCCCCCGGAAACAACGCCTTGAATAACCAATCCGGCATGAGATCCATGTCACACAGTTCGTCAGTAGGCTCTCTGCCCTTAATGACCAAAGCACTGCCGGGTACGAGACTCGACAGCGCTTCCTCCAGGTCTTCAGACTTCACGATCATTTGTGAACGACCAACGGGCCTCTCTTCGGCAAAATAATTCCTGCGGCTATCGCGCGCTTTTCCATGCGGTGATCAGCGATGTGACCGCGCATCCCTTCCGCGTCGGTGTAAAAATTCTGTTTGCACTCATCGCAATGGCGGATTTTTTTCAGTTTAGATTGCTTCAATATGTTGACTCCCATGAACTTCCGAGTCCGCCGCGCGTGCTGCGCTCTGCAATTTCCGGTTCCGCTTCGTACCACTCGAAGCCTGGACCGAACGGCGGCATGACATCGTTGATTCGAGACATGCAATCAAGATCATCCTCGTGAGCGATTGAGCCATCTCCCGAGTAGAGTTTGAATTCTTCTTCAATGAACCGCTTGGTGAGATCGACGTTCTGACCGCTGTGAATCTTGCGGATGTACTTCCGCGGCAAAACGATCTGTCTGCCTTTGATCCACGGCTTTAGCTCACGGATACGATCTTGCTTGGCGAGATTGTGGCGCGGGCCCTTCTTGCCTACTGGAGTGAGAATCGCATCAAGGCCGATTTCTTCCGCGCGCTGATTGAAATAAACAGAGTCGTTGACTAACCCGTACTCTTCATAAAGCGCCAGCTCTGGCCGAAAACGCCGAAGTATGCCTTCGAGTTTTTTCTGCCGTTCAAGCGGATCGAGTTTATCAAGAACCCACTCCACCAAGATCAATCGCTGATCTTGCGCAGCGGCATAGACTTGAATCGATGTACGGTCGGACTTTCGATCTTTAGACGCGCCGGGATCACAAAACAGGTAGTATTTGAATTTGCCAATCGGCGGCGCGATGTCATAGAACTCAAGATCGTTTTCATCGAACCACGCTTGCCCTTCGCCCTTGGTGGGATCCTGCTGGAATTTCGACCACCAGACCTCGCTGTCCCGCTTGAAATCTTCGTAATATTCTTTCCCGTAGTAATCGGTCCATAAAAAATTTCCTGAGTCGGGCGGATCTTCTGCAGGAAGCTTTAGCACCGTCCACTTGCCACCTTCTTCGACCGTGCCTTCAAATTCGACAATGCGCCCGTAGATGTCGCGACGGCGCCAGCGGTGAGCGCAGCACAGAATCACTCCGTCCGGCCGTAGCCGATCCTTAATTGCTCCGCGATAGTGTTCAAGCAGTCCGTTCTCGATCGTTTCACTATCGGCGTCTTGAAAACTATTCAGCAAGTCGTCCATGACGCACAGATTCAACCGCTTGCCGGTGATCGATCCACTTACACCAGTTGAATAAAACGAACCGCCTTTAATCGTAGTGAAATGGGTTTTGCTCCTGCTATCGCGTGTGATTTTGGAATCGGGAAAAATTTTGAGATGAAGTGGCGACTCCATGCGCGCTTTAATTCTTGCGCCGAAGTCATCGCTCGCAAGGTCGGCACTATAAGAAATCACCATCGCGTTTTCAGAAGGACGCTTGCCGAGATAGTACGGGACAAAGTTCCGTGTCGACCAATCGCTTTTGCTATGTCCAGGTGGGAGATGGATCATTAGTCGGCGTATTTCGCGGCGTTCTAATTTCTCAAGAGCCGGTGCTAAAACTTCCTGCTGAAATGGAACGTATTTGTAGCCTGGATTGCACGCTAAAAAATAACGGCCGAGCGAATTCTGGATTTGCTCGATCGTGCTCATGCAAGGCTGGTCTGTCGGATCTTCTTGTACGCGGTGCGCGTGCTGATTGCCTCGCCGTAGATTTTGCCGGAGAGAACGAGGGCGAGTTCGGTGAGATACTGCCGGCGAAGCATTGGACTGCCGACCATGCGCTTATAGGCTTTGTACTGTCTGCGGTACGCTTGCAGTTCTTGACCAACGCGAAAGTTTGCGTCCGTGAGATACTTACTCCACCAGCCTGCCGGATCGTCGCCTTGCTGCTTGGCGTGAGTCTCTTCGTGTCTCATCAGGGGTTCGTCGATCGTTGCGCCGGATGGGACATAAAGGGTTTGCCCGTAAGTAAAGATCACGCGGTCATTGAGTTCGAAGACTGCGCGGATTTCGTCGATGTTCGGCGGATAGGCGTGAACGATTTTCATCAATCCCTCTTTCGGATGACCAAAGAGTCATCGACCGAAGCGTGCGCCACTTCACCGAGAGTTTCCCTGACCCACTGCGCCGCTTCGAGTTCGTTGCGCCCTGCCACCACGAATAGTTTGCACTTGGGCAAGCCGAGATCCTGCAATTCGATTTCGAGACGTTTGCCCTGAAGCATCTGGCGGTAGGTGTCGAGAGTTATCGCTACCCCTGCAATTTGATTGCCTTCGAGATCGTGCGCGCTAAATTTGATCACAGTATTTCTACCTCCTCGGGCTTCGGCGTGCTCATGTGTGCGCGGGCTATGTCGATCACTTTCGAGCGAGCTGATTGCCACGTCAAAGCGGTAGCAGAGAAGATGCGGCCACCGACATATATATGCGCCACGCAGCGCTCGGATTCGGGAAGACCCTCCTGATAGGCGTACTCAATGCGCGCTTTCACGCCGCCTCCTGGTTCTCTGGCGGCTTGATGCCCTTGAGAAAATCGTTGGCCGCGCCAAGCGGGCATCCGTACTGATTGTTGCAAGAGCAAAATCTGTCTGAGCGCCCGAGCATCCCGGTTCGGCCGGAAACGTGGGCAGCGAGAATCTTCAGGTGTTTGAGCGCTTCGTTTCTTTCGGTGAGAAGCTGCGAGGAGATTTCAATCGCTCTCTTCCCCGCTTCGCGCGTCGCGACTAAATCGTTGCTCTGCTCCTCGAGCACATTCGCAAATTTTCGCTTCTCCGTGTCGGACTCTTCGAACGCTTTGCGCCAGAACTCAATGTCGGCTTTCAGTTCTTCGACGCTCTTAATTTTTTCTGCCATCTATTTCCTCCGGTTAAAGCACCTTTTGCATTTCGCTCAGTTGGGCATCTTCGAGTTCTAACTCGTTACCCTTCTTCCCTTTTGCGAGCCGCTTCTCTCGCGTCTTTTTTCTGCTCTCCTCCTGCGCCTTGCGATACTCCGCCGCGGCAAGATCGATTTCCTTGGCGAGCTTCAGCAATTCCTTTCGGTCTACGGGATTGCGCCGCAGAGCTTCGTCGCGTAGGAACAAAAGTTCGTTTAGGATGAATCGCTTTTG